TTAAGATCGTCTAACATTTCTAAAATCGTAGTACATAATTATATAGAAAAAGTGTATCAGGAAGATACACTTTCTGTATCGGATTACTCAGAAGTTTTGTCTTCAGATCCATACCAGATTCTCTTCTGGTGTCTCTCTGGTACGATCCGGTTCAGGGTCACCTGAAGGATTCCGTCAACGAAGTCCACATGGTCCACCTCAACGTCGTCTGAGAGGGTCCAGGACCTCTTGAAGGACCTTGCAGCCAGTCCTCTATGGACGTATTCCCTTTCGTCGGCCTCAGCCTTTGCTGCCTCCACGAAGAGTTGACCTGCCTCAGTGTATGCCTTGACCTCATAACTTGCAAATCCGGCAAGTGCCAGTTCCAGACTATAGGTATTCTCGTTTACCTTGATCAGATTGTATGGTGGGTAGCTGGTGTCATCATTCGTATTGACCCTGTTAAACCATTCATTCAATCCGATTGAATGTTTATCGATGTCGTTAAGAAAGCGATCGATGTCAGCAGCGCCGTAGCGTGTGAGTGCTCTCATGATAGTAGCTCCTTGTTAAGCGAGTTTGTGTTTTGTGGACCCCGAAGGCATCCATTTGTGGATCATATTATCCATTTCGTTAACCACAAAGAAGTTTGTCGTTAATCAGTGATCCACAAGGCGTAAAAGGGGGTTCCGTGGAACCCGAACCTCTTACATACTAATTATACAACATAATGAAAAAAGAGGTACGGCAATAACCGAACCTCTTTATAGGGTGTTCCGACTTTTGTAGAGACCGCACGAAATGGTCTCGGTCTATTTAGTGTTCGTGTTCCTCAAAACTATCATCCAATTCCTTGGATGGTGGTCCGAATGACATGTATATCCCATAGGATGTCATCCCTACCAGTGCCAGACAGAGAAAAACGATGGTGCTCATTTAGATTCCTCTTCCTTGGTCTTCTTACCAATGTTATACTTTTGCTCCAAAATCCACTCGTTCTTGTCACGATATGGAAGCACTTTGATCTGATTCAGTGGTGCGATATCGAGAATACCGTCCTCACTTACAACACTGATGAGGCCCCAATCAGAAAGGAGACGAGTAATACGATTCCGACGCTGAACATCGTTAACAGTAAGGTTAGCGTATTTGCCATCAAGGGCGAATAACTCCTTGAAGTGTACGATGTAGTATTTACCCTGCTTATGCAAAATATGACAGGATTGATAAAGTTTCTTCTCTTTTCGTGAAGCTACTCCAATCCGTGTTAGGGTTTCTCGTACTTTCAAGAAATCATCAGGTTCGTTCAACTTGACCTCAATCATCTTATCTTGAGACCAGGAAACCTGAGGTTCAGCTGTTTGTGTCATTTTCTACCACCAATGTCAAGTCGTTGTTTCATGTAGTCGATTTGTTCAGTGGATAAAATCCTCATGACTTGACGGGCCTTTTCATTACTATAACCATAGTATGATTTGACAATATCAAGGTCGGATACCTTATCCTTCCGAATCCAAGGAGAGAATCTTTTTCTCTTTCTCAAGATATTTAGATAAAATTTATATTGCATATCTTTATCTAAAAAATGATACCGGTTCATCTCATTGGCAAAGAGAACCGAATCAATATGACCTGACAGGCATTTGTTAATAATAAAGGGGGGATATGACTTGATGATATGTTCATCGTCCTCAGTAAGGTCATCCTTATTGAAGTTGATAGAGTTAAGCCAATCCTTCAGTTCGGGTTCCATCAATAAAATTGAAGTTCAAATGTTAGTGGACGAAATGTACCATGATAATATGGTGATCCATGATGACCACGACCAGGTCCACCATGTCCATGCTTATGACAATGACTATAACCTAATTTAACATGGTTATGACAGTGATTGTGTTTGGGAACCCTGTAATAACGTGGGGCACGATGTTTAGGGTGGTGATAATGGTGATGATGTGGTTTATGAGCCTTTGGTGGATCGTAAATGGCTTTCCTGTGAGCCATGGCTGGTGTGGCAAGAAGCATACTACCAGCCAATACTAAGAATAATTTTTTCATAGGATCAGTTTCTTACTAGGGGTTTCAATGGGTGAAAATATCTTCTGATAATTATCCACAATCTCTTCTCTAGCCTCACACATGTAGACCATGTGTTTCTTATCCACTTTAAGGGTTGTTTTCTCCTTCTGCAGGACAGACCAGGGACCAAACCCAACCTGACCATTAGCAGATGGTAGGGCAATCAGTGGATTCTCAACCTCAATATAGGCTGCGTTCTCATCGATTAGGGTACAAATCACCTCCTCGCCGGAGATCATACGGAATACTTTTACATTCATTGTTCAATCATTGTAGTATGCTATTTTCTTGTGGAACTCATCCAGTGGGTCAGGATATTTATCAGGATATTGAATCCTGTTTATCCTTTCCTTAAACTCCTTAAGTTCTGGAATGTGCATATATCCTAGAACATCAATGAGTGCTATGAGTTCATCCTCATCCAACTTGATGTTGCGGATGCCATAATGTTTCATTTGACCCCCTTAGGCCACTCCTCAATCTCTACCAGATCATAATCCCAATCCTCAATAACAGGATTAGCGTATAGACGATCAGAGAGAAGATCCAACTCTTTCCTTGCCACCTCCTCAGTCTCTGCCTCCAACCAGACATCAATGACCTTGCCCAATCGAAGTTTCTTGATGTTCAGCTCGGACAATCTTCTGGAGGCATCCCTGACAGCATTGCCAGGGGAGTCATCAACCTGAGACCTCAAACGGATGAATACCAAAGCTTTGAATTTCATCTCAATGCTCGGATTAGAAGATCAGTTAACTCCTGTGTATTCTGTGCCATGATTCGATACCCTGTACCCACATACAATTGTCCGGTAAGGACAATGACGGTCATAGCACCCCAGAAGTAATAATACATTCTGGATTTCTTTTGTCTTGATTTTAATTTACTCATTTCTTCCTCAAAATAAATTTACCAGAAAACTCCTCAACACTAAGATGTTCAGGTTCAAGTGGCCATCCTGAATCCTTTAAATTTTCATACCTGTCCCTATAATAATCCATCAATACGGAACACTCTGATTCCTCAAGTCCCTCATGAATTAGTTCATTTTTAAATCTGATCGAATACAGAGTCATTTAAACTCACACTCCACCATGATTTCAGTCAGACAAGCGAGAATATTTATCTCTTGATCAGCCACGAACGAACTCTGGTACTGATACTTAGCGATAATAAGGACAGCTGCAGCAACACCAGGACCTTCAAGATTGTTATAGCAGGCATCGTAGATGCTACGAAGAAGAACAGCGGGATCGTTATCAAGATTATTAACAACCCACTTGCGGACGCTAGGAAAGTCTTTTTCCTTGAGTCTCTTGAAGAGGTCATCCGTCTTTACTGTTGCGAACGAAGCGAGTATACCTGAGTCGATTTCTCCTCCAGACGAATACCTTTGACACTCATTGAGGACCCGTCTCCAGTCAGGGAAATATTTGTTGATGAGTTCTGCAAGAACCTTTGGCTCATACTTAACAACCTCCGTATCCAGGATGGTCTGTAGACGCTGGAAGAACTGACCTGCCAATACTTGTCTGTCTTTTCCTTTGAGGGAGAAGTCAATGACTGCACATCGAGAATGGAGCGGAGATACGATTTTGTTTTTGTAGTTACAGGTGAAGATGAACCTGCAGTTACCAACAAATTCCTCAGTAAAAGCCCGTAGGGCGAGCTGTACGTCTGGCGTTGTGTTATCTGCCTCATCAATAATGATGACTTTGTGTTTTGCATCTGAAGAAAGCGATACGGTCGAAGCGAAATTCTTCGCATTGTTTCGGACAGTGTCGAGGAATCTACCCTCGTCGGATCCGTTGATGACATAAACGTCTACTCCTAGTTCGTTACATAGGGCTTTGGCGACAGTGGTTTTACCACATCCAGGAGGACCAGATAGAAGAAGATTAGGAACCTCCCCCTTATCTAGGAAAGCTTTGAATGTATTTTTGATATTGTCAGGGAGAATACACTCATCAATAGTCTTAGGACGATACTTTTCGACCCAGACGAATTCATCACGACTCATAATTAGTTTTCTTAATAGCCAACAGGGTTTCCAAAGGAATCCATGCTGGGTTTTCATTGTCAAATTGGACCTGGACCTCTGTAATAACCTTCTCAAGGAATCGGTTATAGGTCTCTCTAGTATTCTTTACAGGATTAAATGGACTATTCATCTTTCCCAACTCAACTTTCCACCAAGGGGCATATAAAGGACCATCATAATCTTTTTTCATTCTAAAGGTCTCGTAAAGGATTGAGATACGATATCAGACGCCTTCAACTGTGTCTTCATATACTCTACACCAGCGTCAGTCAGTTGTCCATCCCCGCATGTGAAGATATCACACACGGCCATTTCCTTCTCAGGCCAGGTATGAATACTGATATGACTCTCAGCGATCATGGCAAATCCCGTGACCCCTTGGGGTTCAAACTTATGGACATTCAAATCCAATAGGGTCGCCTTACACTCTTTTACTGTCTTAAAGAGCATCATACGAATGTACTCTGGATGATCTAGTAATTCAAATGGACATCCCTTTAATGTAAAGAGAACGTGTTTCATAATAATTTAGATAGTGAAATCATCAACAGGAATGACAACATTATAACCACGTCCCAGGACTTTGTTCTTACAAAGTAGGGAACCGAGATGAGGTCAGCAACAAAATGTGTTACTGCCCCAACCACAACATTTACATGGAGAACAATAAAATAGGCAATGATAACAAGACCACTGCCAATTATCCTCATCTTGATATCAACCGAAGGTCGAGTCAGGCTCAAGCGCGATGTAGTAGGTGACATCTTGATTTTGATTCACGAAACGGGACAGGAGTTTCTCAGACACAACCACATCGTAGTTGCCTGGAACAATCTTCAGGTTCTCTTCCTTGAAGTTAAAGACAAAGTTAGTGTCTGTCTCACCAACAACGATCTCAAAGTCATTTGAGGTGTCATTCTTCTTGTCACGGGCTACCAGTTTGATAACACCATTCTCACCGATTACAGAGATATCGGGAACCTGATAGACAGATGCTGCCTTCTTGAGTTGTTGAAGGTCTTCAGCCTTCATTACGAAACAAACATCCTCAGAGGGAAGGGAGATCTCCTTCTCTGGGGGTGCAACAATAACAGAGGGATCTGCAAAGAAGAACTTGGAACGTCGCTTACCCTCACGGATAACAACGTACTCATTGTTCTTAAAGTCCAGTTCGGGACTGTTATGAAGTGACAATCCGTTAAGGAACTGGTTCAGATCATAGATACCGAAATCTTTTGGGAACTCCTCACCAATGTTTGCCTCAACCAGGATGTTCTTCATCACAGAGATTGAACGCAGTTTAGTTCCCTGTTTGAAGAGGATTGATTGATTGATGGAAGAGAAGTTCTTCAGGAGATTTACAGTGTTTTCACTGAGTTTCATAGTCATTGGTTGTAGGTCTCGGTCTTGTTGTTCTTATCGTTGAAGAACATTAGAAGAACAGCATAGTGCAGGATCTTCATAATGTCACGCCTTGCCGTCCCCTTCTTATCATATCGGGACGCATACTTTAGAATATTACTTCTACAGAATGATTCACCATCACCACAGGCTTCAATCAGATCCAGGGTCTGAATCTTATCACTACCTGCTGAGTAGTGAGAACTGTAGGTTCTGGTGATGTAATCAGAAAGTTCCTTGATGATCTCATCTTCATTGTACTTTCTGAAGTTTGGGCTAATCTTTTTACCCAAAGTGGTTTCTCCCAGATCCAAATTCAACACATCCCCACCAGTGATGATAGTATCACCGGTTGCACCAAAATTGATAGTATCAGGTGCTGAATTCATATACATCGACTGGTCATAGGGGTATTCGTCCAGACCATGGCCATCGACGGAATAACCGTCGGCGCCTGTGAATGGACTCTTCCTGTTAGGATCATTACGTTTGTAATCGTAGTAATGTTCGGAATGTTTTTCCATATTCAATTCATCAAATAGTAAAGACCATGCGTTCACCATAGTCTATCAAATAGAAGAGATTACGTCAACCGAATCCTCGTCAAGGACAAATTCCACATCAACCTTGTCATAGAGTTCCACAAAGGAAGCCTTGGTCTCGTCATCGAAACGATTGATACAGACCTGAAGTGCCTTGTTCTTATCGTTGAAGATAGAGTATGCACGGATGATATGGACTAGACGACGGGTAGAGATAACCTCCTCGATACCACCATCATAGAATGTCTTACGGATGATGTCTGCCCAATCTACCAGGTGCTTACAGAATTTAGGAGCAACCACATTGAGATCATTAGCAACACCCTCAAGAATCTTCTGTTCGGTAGCAGCCGTGGGATAGGTCTGTTCAAACGTTACGGGGAATCTTTCAAGGAAAGCTTCATTGAGAACATTAGTTCCAATAAAGCGACCGTCATCGCTACCCTTACCTTTAGTATTTGCAGTTGCAATAACATTGAATCCTTTCTTGGGTTGGACAAACTTACCGATCTTCTTAAGGAAGACACCCTTACCCTCAAGGACTGACTGGAGACACAGGATCTTGTTAGATGCCAGGTCAACCTCATCTAGAAGAAGAATAGCTCCCCGTTCCAGAGCTTCGATGACTGGACCATTATGCCAAACAGTTTCACCATTAATAAGGCGAAAACCACCAATAAGATCGTCTTCGTCAGTCTCGATGGTGATGTTGACACGGATCAACTCCCTCTTGAGTTGAGCACAAGCTTGCTCAACACCAAACGTTTTACCATTACCAGAGAGTCCTGTAATGAACGTAGGATAGAATAGACGGGAAGAAATAATCTTCTTAACATCTTTGAAATTACCAAACTGGACGAAGGTATCATCTTTCTGCGGGATCAAATCTTGAACAATAGCTGGTTGTGCGGAAGGAGCCTCATAGGTCTCTTCCAATTGTTCCTGAACGGTGAGATCCCACTTACCACGACCGGTCTTGTAATCCGTGAGTCGTTTGGTGACGGTCACATAGTTTTGACCATTCATCGCACACCAGGCACGAACATCAGGTGTGGTGATTCTTTCGCCGTAAAGGGATTTGAGTGATGTGGTGACGTATTCGACGGAGAGTGACATGGTGGTTCGTTTCAACAAAGTCATTATAAAGGATGGGAGGGGGCCTATGCCCCCTCAGTGGACGGTTTCTCAGGTGGTCAACAAACCAGACTCATGAACTGGCTCAGGACCTTCTTATTTAGAGCCTTAGACTTCAAATTCTTAGCGAAGGCTGACTTGATCTTGGCCTTGGATGCTCCCTCCTCAACCTCAAACTCGGTGTCCTGATTGAGTGCTTGGTCAACCATGATGAAGTAAGAGGAGTAACCAGAGTTTTGAATAGGATAGAACTTATCCTTCTTGATCTGTTTGATCTTCTTATCAACATCCATATTCTCATATCGTTTGATCATGGTGTTGACATCACGGACTCCAGCAATCCTGACACCAATGAAGTTGGTATCTGGGAAGGTCTGTTTCATATCGGTCAGTAGGGTCTCAGTGAATTCATGATAGTAATCACCGATCTTGTATGTATGACCTGTCCTACGATTACGAAGATAGGAGTGACCACGATGGAGATTGGAATGACCTTCCTTCTCACCATATCGTTCAGAATGCCAATACTTACAGTATGGTAAGTGGTTTGCCTCACCATCAGTCAGGATAACACACTGAACCTTCTGAAGGTCATTGTTCTTCTTGAACTGAGGAATGATTTGATAGAGGGAAACCAGTGACTCATTCAATGGAGTACCGGAGAGACCAAATCCTGTGGGAATCTCATACCTATCCCAACTTTTGAACTGGTGTGCAATCCTCCAGAGGTTGAGAATCTGAGTCTCCATATCCTTACGTTTTGCCCGACTGGACAGGAAGTTGATAAGGTTGAAGTCCCTATGAACAAACAACTTACCATCTTCCCATTCCATTGATTCAGTCTCCTGTGTCTCATTCTTCCAATAGAAAGAATTGGTGAAGGCATAGACCTCAAAGGGAATATTACACTTGTTACAGAACCAGACCAAATTGAACAACTGTTTGACGGTATCCAGGATGTAATCACCCATGGATCCTGACCAGTCCAGGATAAAGATCAGACCATGATTCTTCCCATCAGGAACAACGTTGACCTTACGGAACAGATCCTCATTGTACTTGTAGGTATGGAGTTTAGTACAATCAAGAACACCGGTCTTGGCAACTGTTGTACGGGAGTATGCGTCTGCTGACTTCTTACACTCAAACTCCTTGACCAGGTAGTTCACCTCACGTTGTGCCTCTTTCTTGAACTTCTTGAATTCATTATCAGCATTATCGAAGTTAGCCACCTGAGTAACTGTTTCACCGGACCACCGATCCTCAACCTCCATGGGAATCAATTGTTGTGCAAAGTTCTCATCAATAATACGTTGGACCTCTGCCTGATCAATGATGATATTCTTCAGGTTAACATCAGGAACCTCAACGTAGATATTCTCAATGCCATTGTCCATACCATTGAGTTCGGAGATACCATCCTCAAATGCCTTGTCTGTGGTGGCTTCGGGTTCACCCTTCTCCATGGTGTCACCCTCACCATCAGCGATATCATTACTGGGTTCATTGGGTTCCTGTTCTTCCTCCTCACCATCACCAACATCATCAGATGATTGAGGTTGATTGGGTTGATCGGTCTGAACAGAATCACCCTGTTGTCCTGTGGGATTCTCCTGTTGTTGGTGAGTATCAGTCTTGGCTTCGGATTGTTTATCCTTACAATATTGGAAAATCTCTCTTGATAGATCACAGACCTCCTCAAAGGTCTCGGTCAGACCGGCACGATTACGGAAGGTGAGCTCACCTGACTGGAAGGGAATATCAACAAAGTTACCAATCTTCCAGTACAGGTTGATGCGGTCAGCCAGGTTCATCTTCTCAAGATCCTGGTCCTCAATACAAAAGAAGTCCTGATCAGACAGTTCATTGTATCCCTTGAAGAAAGTCTTGGCTAGACCAGGATACCGACGTTTCATCAGTTTCTCAATACGAGCATCCTCTACAATATTGACAAACGAGTGGGGAATATCTTTTGGTGGATCTACATTAGGGGTGTAGAGTGCGTGACCAACCTCATGCCCAACCAACATATCAAAGACAGTGTTGGATGCACGTTTCCACATGGGGAGGGTCAGGATTCTTTTATCCACATCAAACTGGGCTGTCATCACCTCACGATTCTCAACCACAATGTCTTCAGTGGCTAGGAGTTTGGCGAGTTGTGACTTAACCTCGTAATTGACTGCCATGTGGTGTCCTGTTGATATACCTATAATACACGGGATCGGACCCCTGAGGGACGGACCAGGACACTTCTTAAAGTGTCTATGCAGACCAATCCCGGCCGCTAAGGACCGGGACTTCGGTTTAAACTCCTAAGGTAGTTTAATTAAGTTTACTCTTCCGTAAGGATGTGTCTGCAGAACCTCCTTGCTTCGTGGTCTACTATACCGCATTCAGAGATACATTGAAAATAATCAGAGACTTGATTGTACTTCTGGTCAGCGGTTTCTTTCTCTTCCCACCTCCAAGATGCTAGCTCATTGTGTGATACCAAGTTATGCATGATAACCTCCGTCTCACTCTACTATATAGGTAACTTATGTTAAATTCATAACATTTCATTAAAATTTAACATTGTAGTGATGTTTCTTTACATAACGAAACCCTCTTGAATTTCTTCTTGAGGGCCTGTAGTCTATATTTTGCTTGTCTGAGTGCGTGAGGTTTAAGTGTCCTCTTCTGTTCTTTCTTGCTATGGTGCTGCCAGTTCTTGACGTTCATGGTGATTCTGTTGGAGTACCTTGTATCATACGACTGAAACCCTTATCCTTAGAGAAGGATATGACGCTTTCAAATTTGTCCTCAAGACCTCCCTTGTGCGAGATAACAAATACGTTAGCGTCCTTGACTACGAATCTGATGATCTTTAGGAATTCGTCTGTACCGAATCCATCTAGTGAACTATCGAAGACCTCATCCATGATGAGGAGATTTGTGTTTACGGAATTCTTAAACCTAGCGACTTCCCTCCAGGTAAACAGGAGGGCTAGGTCAATCCTCATTTTCTCACCTTCTGAGAAGGAAGAGTAGGTAAAGTCCTCATGAATAGGCGTCTCGATTGTTTCTGAAAACTCCTCATCCAACTTGAAGTTGATGTAGAAGTCCATCATCTGGAGATACTTATTAACCTGTTGATTTATCAGGGGAAGATACTTCTTGATAATTTGAGATTTTACCCCACCGTCCTTAAGCAGACTATAAGTGAAGTCATGGTAAGAAATACTCTCCTTTACCTCAACAAGTTTTTCGTATGTTTCCTGAAGACTCTCTCTAAACTCTTCTAATTTCTCATTCTCAGAATTTCTGTTTGATATTTGATTGGTAAGTGTTTGAATTTCCGATTCCAGTTGTCTAATTTGTTTTTGACAACTAGTGATCTGAGTGTTATTAGAAGTGACGCCATTAAGTAGTTTAGAGATCTCTCCGCTGATGGTTGTAAAATTGGACTCCCTCAGCTCTTCCTCTTTAATTGCCCCGAGGAGTTCTTCATACCCCTTCTGCAATTCTTTGGCTTTATCTTGGGAAGTCCTAATCTTATTTATTCTGAACCCCTCCTCAATGGTCTGTTCACATGTAGGGCAGACCGAATT